CGACGACCTCGCGCCAGCCTATTCGCCGGGCGCGCTCGTCGGCGCTGGCATGCCATAGCGGGCCGCCAAACGTCTGTACGAGATCGTCGAGCACGGCCTGCCCGTCGTTCGTCAGTTCGAACGTCGTCATGTACTGCTGCGGGGTCGCTGTCATCGTTCCAGGATCCGAGCAGCGCCGTAACAGCCGATGTGGCCTTTGCTCTGCTTGCCTTCGAGATCGCGCATGTAGCCTAGGTCGGCGCCGTCGGTCAGGAGGGGGGAGCCTGGGAGGGGGCTCCCGCCGGGCGTAATCATCGGATCTTGTCCAACCGTATCGCTCGCATCAACGGCGCCGACCTTGAAGTCAACGCTGTCAAACCAGTTGTGCGAGGTTGTCAGGCTCGTTACGCCTGCAGATACTTGCATCCCCCCGCGTTCTAACGTTCCAGAAGTGTTGCTGCCCGCGACAAGGTTGTTCTTGTAGGTGTAGCCGCTCGGGTTGTCCGTGCCGTCATTCAGCCCAGTCAATATCCCCCACGTTGCCGAGTCTTTGACTGTGTTGTGTGTAACGATGCCGTCAATTGCTCGGCCCGTTGCGCCGTAAGTTGCAATACCGATCCGGCATCTAAGCACCACGTTGCTTGTAATCTCCGTTGCATCCGCGTTATATGTCGCAATGCCCATACCACTGTAAACTTTCGTAGAAAGACCAAAGCAGTCAGCGACGAGGTTGCGCAGCACTTTGCAGTCAACACTCTCCTGGTCGATAAAGATTCCAACGCCGTCAATCCCCGGCGTGTAAATGTCGTGGACGTTGTTATCGCTCACCACGAGCCGGTCACATTTCGCGGTCCAGATTCCGCCTAGCGTGTCTGCAGCCTCATCGGTGCCTATGCCGCACATGAATACGTGGTTTTGGCCCTTGATGTATGACAGTTGCAGCGACTGCGCCTTGATGCCCCCCTGGCCGCAGTAACTAACCGTGTTGCCCTCTATCACGACTCCTGTGCAGTAAGCGGTCGGAAAATTCGGCACGTCCGGGTCTTGCCCAAGCACCGAGATTCCAGCGTTCGCGCAAGTCGTTACCGTATTTCTGGCAACCGTCAGGCCGGAAAACACGTTCAGCGCTGTCTTACTGGGCCAGCCAGCCAAAACAGTGATGCCGTCGCCTATTCGAGCGTCGGTAATTGTGTTGTCGGAAATAGACCAGTCCGACCAAGTTGTAGGGGTGGCGTGCGTGTGGCGAATATAGACACCAGCCCGGACATTAGAAATAATGTTCCCGTCAATTTGGACGTTGGTTCTTGCGTTTGCTGAGGGATAGAAACTGACGCCAGCATCTCCTGAGGCACCATCAAGACCGTCCTTCAGTACGCAATAGCGGACGTAGCTATTCGAGGCATTCAACCTGATTAGCGATGCCGCGTTTGTGACTTTGACCCCCAGCACGCGGGTAGCGTATCCGGCGGCATCGATACCATACGACCCACCGTTACCGTCAACGTGGAAGGGGTCGCCGTCGCCGTAGGTCTGAATCTCGCACCCGTTCGCCGTGACTGTGAGCGTGCCGACGTAGCTTGTGCCGGCCGCGAACTTGTACGTATTCGCGCCCAGCGTCGGCATAACGTTGGACGGCGTGCTTTCGCTTGTGCCGTCGCCGTTGACGGCTGCGCTCAGATCAATGAAAACGTCGGCCATCTCTCACCCATCCGTCACGGCTCCACCATCACGTCGATAGTGCAAGTCCCCGCGATGACCACATGACAACCCGTCGAATTCAACCGCCGGCCGCCTGTGCCCACCCCCGGCGTAGCGTGGTCGCCATCCCAGTAGTAGGTGCCGGTCGAGATATTGGCGACCGTCATGATCGGCGTACCCGTTGCGCTCGTGGCATCGTAGATCGTCACGTCGGCCGTGCCGCCTGTCTCGGCACGCACCACGAACCCACGGAACTCGCAGGCGCCGGTGAATGCCGTCCCGGTCGCCGTCAGTGGGACAACGGCTACCGCTTCGGATAGGGCAGCAACAGCCCCGTCCGGCGCCAGCAGCGCGGTCCCCCCGGAGTCCCAGTTGGCGGTCATCACCTCCCGCCCCCGAGCGTCGATGAACCCAACATGCTCACCGGTGTCAGCATCGTAAAGGTCCGCGGATTCGCCCCTTATCAAAACGCGTGTCATCTCACACCTCCGTCGCGCTCGGGCTGCTGTAGCCTTGGAACATGTTCAGCACATCCGCCATGTTGCGGGTGTCGATCTCGCTGGCGGCTTTGGTCGCCTGGGCAGCGGCAGGGAGGGCCGCGGCGGCCTGCTGGGCCTGCTGGGCCTGCTGGCGGGCAGCCCTGATCTCCGCGACCTTGTCGTCCGGCACGATGATCCTCGGGTTCACCCCGAACATCTCGGCGTACTCGTCGACTACCTGGTCGAGATCGATCTTGTCGACCACATCCGGCCGCAGCTGGGCGAGGGACCCAACCGTTCCAAGCAAACGGTCAGACCCCGCGGCCGCAACAGCCCTCTGCGCCTGCGCGAGCACGCTCACGAACTCGATGTCGAGGTCGACCCCTTCCAGCTCCGGGGGCGGAGGTGGCAGTGCCCCGACCGACTCCAGCCTCGTGAACGTCAGCTCGACCAGTGGTTCCAGCAACTCGAAGTGAAGCCGCTCCAGCACCGGCCCCAGCATCAGCATCTTCTCTTCGTGTCGTTCCGCGATTTCGGTAGCGGTGATCCCACTGCGGCGATCGTCCACCAGCATCTGGAACAGGTCTTCGTAGAAGCTGCTGCGGATCCGCTGGCGGACATCCTCGATGTCCTCCTTCAGGTCCCGCAACGGGAGGTTCACTTCCCATGCGGATCGGATCCCGGCCGTTGTGGCCGTCGAGGGCACGTACATCGTGCCACCCGGCAACCGGGACGACTGCTTCTCCTGGTACCCGACCGGGACCTGCAGCGGTGGGTTCACCTGGTAGTCGATCGCCTGCGACTTGCGGGTCTGCTCGAACTGCAACTGCTTCACGTCGCCGATGCACTCCATCGCTGGCGAGTGCCCGTACACGTCGTTCCCCTCGACCTCCCACCGGGGTGCGAGCACCGGGAACCGCTCGAACCCGGACTCGGACAAGAGGGTGTCCCCCTCCCCGTTGGGCTCGAAGTAGCAGCTCGCAAACGGCATGTTGATCGAGTCCCGTTTCCGGGGGTCGCGCTCTTCCCGGGGCTCGATGAAGTGGATCACGTCGACCCACTCGTCGAACCGGTTGCGGTCGAGCAAGTTGCGCACTGCAGTGCTCAAGCGGTCGCGGGGGAACCGCTTCGCGAGTTGGCCTGTCGTCATCCGCAACTGCCGCACTACAGCGGAAACCCGCCCAATGTCGTCGGTTGCGAGCGCGTACTCGCCCCAAAGCATCGGGTGGTTGTGGATCACGTTGTCGAAGTTCGGGGCGACGAAGAAGGCGGCAGTGCCAAAGGCGCCGAGGCCGCCGTAGATTTGGTGCAGCGTGTTGTAGGTGTTCGACTTCGCGAATACGCGCTGGATCAGCGAAGTCGTGTCGTGCAGCCACTGCTTGACCGGCTTGTACTCGGTCAGATCCTTGTCCGGCAGGGTCGTTCTGAACCAAGGGCGGGCCGGACTGGTCATCCCCGACATCATCCCGGCCGCGAGCGTGCGGTTCGCCCGCCTGGCAGCGTTGTCGAGAATCGACAAGTCCTTCCGTGTGCCCTGGTTCGTCTCCGTGGTCTGGAGTCTGATACCGTCCGGACGGACATACTTGGCGATGTCGGCGCAGCGGGTATCCCAGCTGGACCGTTCAGCCCACAGCCGGGTTTTTCGCTCCATCATCCGGGTGCGAGGAGCAGCCACGTCAGCCCCCGAGGATAGTGTTGCCGCCAGTGGTCAGCGCGCTGTTCGCGATGCCGGAAGGGGAGGTCAGGATCGAGCCCCCGCCCATCAACCCTCCCGCCTGCCGTCGTGCACGACGTTCTGCGAGGGTGTCAGGCTCTTTCGCATCCTGCGGGGGCGGCGCCGGTTTCGGAATCTTCGGGGTCGAGATGCACACGGTCATGCTCCCTGGTTCGAGTAGTCGGGGAGATCGGTCGCCCCACCCTTGCGCTTCGAGGTGCCGGTCAGGATCGGTGTCTGGCCCCCGGCCGAGGGCGGCCTCCGCGGTCGGCCCGTCAGTACCCCGGCAGCGACAGACGCGGGCGCGCCAGAAGCGGAAGGAAGCGATGCCCCGATGCTGGTTGACGAGGCGCCCGCCAGCGTGCGAGAGGTGTTGCCGGAGAACGAGCACATACGCGGATTCTGCCTTCTCGTTACCGGTGGGTGGGCACGTCAGAACCCCTTCAGGACATCGTAGCCGGCCGGGTGCGTCCGTGTCCGTGCCTGCTCCATCCCGTGGATCGGGTCGTACCCGATCACGTTGGCGCGTGAGTTGGCGGCATTGAGCCACTTCCGCTTTGGCACTTCCATTGCCGCCAGCAAAACGGCGCTGGCACGGTCGGGAGACCGCCCAATACGATCCACGATTTCCTCCCGGCTCTCGACCTTGATCTTCCGACCCTCGATCTTCCAGCGGGGGGCGGTAAGTTCCGCCAACAGGTCCGTATCTGGGGGCAGCTCGACCCCTGTGTCGGCGTCCGGGTCGAGCAGTTCACGCATCCGCCACCACAGCTCGCTCCTGACGTTCGAGAACCCCAACCCCCCGGCCTTGATGGTCCCGTTAGTGGCTTCGGCGACGTTGACCCCGAGCACCTGCACGTTCGCCTGCATCAAGAAGTCATACGGGCTCGCGCCGACCCCGATCACGTCAATGTTCACAGGGGCGTCATCCCTCCGGTGAGCAAGCACGTGGGCCATCACTTTCGGGCCCGTGTTGGTGTCGATCCCGTGCAGGGGCTTGAGGTGATCGAACCACCAGTCGTGGTCTCGTGTCCGGTGCCGGTTGGAGACCTGGGTCGAGTCCTTCCCCCCGCGGGCTACATCAACCCCTTGCTGGAGCATTTCACCCTTCGGCGATCGGTCCTTCCACCGTGCTTGGGCTTGCTCGACCCAGCGGGTCGGTATCACCTGCCAGGGGTCGTCCTCGACCCCGGCCATGAAGTCCCCCTTCAGCATTTGGCTGCGGAGGGGCTCAGGAAGTGCCTGTAGCGTCGAGATATACCCACTCGCCACGTAGTAGGGATTGTCGGTCACCTTCGACGGAATGAAGGTCCTGGATTTCGGCACGATGATGTCTTCGGGCTTGTGTTCAAGGGGGTCGAACTCGTAGGTCGGTTTGTCGTTGACCAGCACGAACGGGTCGCCACGATCAAGCCACATGTCCGTCGTGCCGCCCTTTCCGTCCGGCAGCATCGCGGCATACCGGATCACCCCCGCCGGAGTTGGGAACAGTGGATGCTTTCTGTCGATCCAGGGGCCAAAAAACGAGATCACCCACCGACCCTCGTTCGTGGTCGGGGGGTTGAACGTCATCAGCACCCTCGGGCGGACAGATGGGTCCGGGCTCCGGTTCCACCCCATCACGAACCGGACCTGATGTTCCCTTTGCTCGGTCACCTCATCGAATACCTTCAGGTCGTGGGGGCGGCCCTGCCACCGGCGCTCGTCGCCGGGGTTGTCCAACCCGGCCAGCTCCAGTAACTGGTCAGGCCCTAGCTTCCACGCGCCTTTTTGACTGTTGTAGCCGGCCGTGTTGCCGAGTACTTCCGTCATCCGTTGGACAATCCCTTCGGTCTGGGCTTTCTCCCGCCTGACGACTAGGCTTCGGCGGTGCCTCGTGAGCACAAGGCCAACCGCAAGGTCGGTCTTCCCCCCGCCGGCCGCTCCCCCGAACCCGATGATGTCGGCCTCGGCCTCGTAGGCCTGTTGCTGGGGGCCCGGCAGCGGGCGCCACCGAACCTCGGCCAGGTCTTTCGCGACAAGGCCATCAAGCTCTTCCAGTTCCTCTTCGGTGAGGTAGGCCGAGAGCGATTTGATCTCGTCGGCGTTCACGCGGTCCGCACCCAGAAGTAGACCGCCTTGTATGGCTGCAAGACCGAGATCTCTGTCGCATTCGCATCTTGCAGCGGGAACGTGGCGGCGACCCCGGCGGCCGCCAGGATCGAGGCGACCGCTGCGGCCGACCCCCCGACGACGGAGGAGGCAGCGACACCCGCGGCTGGGACGATAGCGGACCCGACCGAGCCCCCGACCAGGATCAGGCCAGAGGCCGCCCCGGCGGCCGCCAGGATCGCCGCTGCTGCGGTCGCCGACCCGGTGAGAGTAGACGCAGCGGCCAGGCCCGCCGCAGCTGTGATGCTCGCGCCGGAGGTCGCCGACCCGGTGAGGGTAGACGCCGCGGCCAGGCCCGCCGCGGCCGTGATACTCGATTCGGAGGTCGCCGACCCGGTGAGGGTAGACGCCGTGGCGGCGCCTGCGGCCGGCGCTATCGCGGCCTCTGACCCGCCAGCGGCCGACCCGGTGAGAGTAGACGCAGCGGCCAGGCCCGCCGCGGCTGTGACGCTCGATTCAGCGGTAGCCGACCCGGTGAGAGTAGACGCCGCGGCCAGGCCCGCCGCGGCTGTGACGCTCGCGCCGGAGGTCGCCGACCCGGTGAGAGTAGACGCAGCGGCCTGACCCGGCGCGGCCGTGATACTCGATTCAGCGGTAGCCGACCCGGTGAGGGTAGACGCAGCGGCCAGGCCCGCCGCGGCCGTGATACTCGATCCGGAGGCCGCTGCTGCCTGCGGAACGTAGATCCGACGATCCTCGAACAGCCTCAGCGGTGCGGCAGACAGCTCTGCCGCGGCAGCGTGGCCGATGTCGGTGCCCATCCACCCGACGAAGATCCCGAACGGAATCCCGATTGCGCCGGAACCGCTGGTGTAGTACCGCGCGCCGGTAGATGCAGCCCAGGACGTGTTGAGGGTCTCGTCCAGAATCTGCGCGCCGTTCGTGAAGACCTTTTGTCCACCATCCCACAGCCGGAACGTGAGCCCGAACTCCTGCCCAACCTCGACTGGAACCGCAACCACTCGGCTGTTCATTGTGTTGGCGATGAACCGCATCGTGAAGTCACTTTCACCATTAACCAGCAACGCCGGAATATAGGACGCCGTCAGCCACCGGAGCTGGGAATAGTGACCCGCGCCACACAGCGCAAGCCGCCGCGCGAGGATCAGCCCGGATGAGCGTTTGGTGTCTGTGTCGGTCGAGCTGTAATTTGCCAGATCGGTTGACTGCGCCACCAATCGGTATTGCAGTAGCCCCGGCCCGAAGTTCTGCCGCGGGGCGGTCCAATAGTCGCTCTTGATCTGCGTGCCGGCGACAAGATCGAAACAGCCGCCGTCGATCGTCGTGACGAGGCAGTAAGTCGGTCGCGGAAACCGGGTCGAGAGTTTGAGCGCCCACGGGTTGTCCGGGATGCTCACCCACGGCCGACGCAAGACAATCATGTCGGGATCAGGCCGCTACAGAGTGCGGACGCAGGGACGCAGAATTGCCGCTGGCCGCGAGAGCCACGCCTCCGCGATTTCGGAAGCCCAGCTTGTACTTGCCGTTCGGGAGGTCGACGCTGCGCAGCACCATCCGCTGCGCCTCGGTGGCCCCTGACGTGATCACCATGCCGACAAAGTAATTCAGATTCTCCTGCTCCGCCGTGGTGCCGTTGCCGGTCCAGTTCGGGTAGTTGGTACCGTCAGTTGACGGCACCAGATATACCTCGATCGCGGAGTCGGTCCCGGTGAACGCTGCCGACGCGAGCACGACCTCGATGTCGGCCATGAGGTACTTGTTCGTGCTGTTGTCGATCTCGTCAGACAGGTCGGTGTATTCGTCGTCGACCGCGGAATCCAGCGCCTGCCCGGATGTCCAGGCGATCGAAATCGCGGACGCGAGATAGCCACTTCGGGTCAGGTCTGCCATGGGTCACCTCAGAGCGCGAGCGCGGCGCTGATGTCCTCGGAAACCAGCTCACCCTCGAAGTCACGATCCAGCGCCGTCACGGTGTTGGTCGTCTTGCTGTTGCCGCCGAACAGCGCCTGGGCGCGGGTTGCCATTTCCGTCAGGCTTTCGAGCACCGGGATGCTGTCGGTGTTGCCCCAGATGTCCTGTGCCGCCTTGCGCATGGCATTGCGCCCGAAGTCGATCGGCGCGTTGTCCATCATCAGCCGCCATGCATCGCGCTTGCCGGCGGTCAGGCCGTCGAACTTGGCGACGTTGGTGGCCTCGAACAGCACGGTACGCTCCGCGGCATTCCTCCACGCCGCGATGGCGCTTGGTTGGTTGTACCAGCCGGCCATCAGCGTCGTTTGGCCGTTGGTGCGGTAGGCCACGAACTCAGGGTCCGTCTCCGCCGCGATGGCTGCGGCGAGGGCCGTCAGTTGGGCGTTCGTCAGCTGGCTCATGTCAGTCCTCGGTTGCGAGCGGGCCGGCGGTCAGCGTAGGGGTCACCCCGCTGCCGCACACGATACCCGGCGAGATCGAGCCCTTGTAGAGCAAAAGGCCAGCCCCCGAGGCGCTTGAGCCAATCCCCCAGTGGGTTGCCGTGCCGCTGCCCCCGGTCCCTGCCGGGAATACCACGTTCGCCGCCAGCGATATCTGGTTACCCGATACCGCGAAGCCGGCCCCGCTCCTTGCGACAGCGACCCGGGCGTAGCTGGTATACCCGATCTCGTTGGTCGTCTGGCTGCCGGCCTCGCCCGGGTCGGCCGTGTGGAGCGACATGTAGAGGCTGCCGGCGGTGGCGCTGGCCGGTAGGCCGGTGGCGTCCCCAATGTTGGCGATCGCATTGTTGAGAAAAATGTGGTTCAGCAGTGCGGTCTCGAACGAATTGGACTTACTCATGGGTCACCTCAGACGTAAACGATTTTAGCGCCACCCTCGATACCTACCGGGCTGAAATCAGCATCACCGGTATCAACCCCGACCAGTACCCGGCCGGCCGCGTATTTGGCCCAGGTCCCATACCCAAGAGTGGTCCCGGGATTCTCGTCGACATTGGTGATCACGATCGCCCCAACAGGATGCTGGGGCGCGACCGAGAACTGATCGGCCGGCCCCTGAGGGAGCGGGATCGGGGCGGCAGTGATGACCACGGGGTCAGACCAGATCCTGACGCTGCCGGGCAGCGTCAAGCAAGGCCGCGACCCGGGCAGCCCGGGTCGTGGCGTCGACCGCCACCGGGGCGCCGTCGGCCCCGGTCAGCTCGGTCCGCTCGGTCGCGAACAGCTTGCGCCTGCCTCGCAGCAGAAGGGCCAACAACGAGTCGCTGTAGACCTGCCGGTGCCCCACCACCGCCCCCTGCCAGAAAACCGGCTCGGCGACCCCGTGGACGGCTCTGGAGCGTGCTGTGGCCTCCAGGATGTCGGTGCTGTCCTCCAGCGCGTTGGCCCAGGCCTCCGCGAAGTCGGCACAGGTCCGGCGGCGGGAGTAGGCGGTCGTCGACGCGATGCCTGCAGCCGAGGCAGCCTCGCTGACGGTCGACCCACCGGCAAGCGCGGTGAGGAAGGGCTGGATCCAGGTCGGTGCGTCCATGGGCCGGGGATTATCCCCGCCCCGCTACCGCAGGTGGGCACGCCCCTTCCGCCACCGCACCACGATCGCAGTCAGGGCCAGCTCGGCATCGGTCGCTGGCTCGGGCCGCACCCCGGTCGCGTCGTTGCGCCGTTCGCCACGGGCGATCCTCGCGACGCACGAAAGCGATACCCCGTACCGTGCTGCGATCTGCCGCAACGGCATCGGGCGAAGTTCTACGATCTCGCGGGCCTGCTGATCGCTGACCTTTTTGCGCTTACTTGCCATTTTCAGCGTGTAGCCTATGTAGCCCTTGTAGCCCTTGAAAACCCTATTGTTGCCCTGGCGCTTTGTAAGTATTGTAACTTATTATCTTTTGCTAATTTACTACTACTACTCCCACCCTTTCTTACTAACTAGAGCTACAAGGGCTACAACGGCTACAGGGTTGATTTCATTGAGCTTTTTCGTTGCCCATCTGTGACCCCATAGCCCTTCTCCACCTCTTCCCTACACCCCCGCCCACCCTCACGTTGATTTTTACAAACCCCAGTTTCCGCAAGATTTTGCCTATCCGTAGCTCTTCACGTCGTCCGACCAGCCTAGGCTCTACCCCCAGGGCCCCTAGGGCTACATCGAGAAGGGCTACACCCTCGCCACGGGTGTCGGCCCGGTCCAGCCAACCTGCAATAATTTCCGTCCACGGGTCCCCGACTTTGTGCTCCGCGTGGACCTCAGCTGCAAGATTTTGCGCGTTCTCCCACTCAACCCCGCCGGCCAGGTACCGTGCGACCCCCTCCGCCCACAGCTGCTGCCGTTCCCTGACCACCTGCTCGACATCGATCTTGCCGACCTTGATCGGCAGCCACCGGCGCTCTCCGGTATCGTCGTCGAGGAACTCGGTGACGTTTCCGGTCCCGATCAGGACCACCCTTCTCGGGTACGCCCGGACGTGTTCCACGTATTTCGGGGTCCACTCCTCGACCCTCCGGCTGATCCAGGCCTTGATGCTTTCCGCGTCCCTGCTGGTCAGCCCCCTCAGCTCGGCGAGCTCCCCTACCAGCTTGCCCCTGAGCGCACGGGCGAGGTTGTCGTCCCGGTGGCTCAGGTCAACCTCGACGAAGGTGGACTCCTCCGGCGCGATCGCCTCCACCAGCCGGGTCTTTCCGGTCCCTTGACCGCCGATCAGGACCGGCACCATGTCGGCCTTGCACCCGGGCTTGATCGCCCTCCCCGCCAAGGCGGTCCAAAGGTAGGCGCTGACCGCCCTTGAATAGGGCCCGCCACCGCCCCCGGCTACCCGCTCGAAAAAGGTGTCGACACGGGCCACCCCGTCCCAACGGAGAGACTCGGCCCAGACGCCCGCGGTGTCGATCTCGGACTGCTCCGCCACCCTCCCAACCACATCCCGGACCAGTTCCTTCGGGGCGGAAGTGAACCCTCGGGCCTCCAGACGGCACCGGATGTCGACATAGTCGCCATCTGTCAGAGCCCGCCACGAGCCCCCACCCCAGTGGATCATCACCTGCCCCTTGAACGCGTCCAGGACCAGGTCGCACCCTATCAGGTCAGCACGGCCGACACAGGCCAGCGCGTTGGACACGGTCGCCTCGATCCGGCCTCTCTTGTCCCGGGTCATCACCGGCCAGTTCGCCCCTCCCCCACCTGGCGGCGGCACCACCGCGGAAGGGGCCGCGATGTCGATCGCCCCGGCCCCGGCCCCGCCCTCACCCCCGGCCCCCCGCCCCTCGGTCAGGTCGTCGAAATCGCCGGCGTAGTACCCGATCGCGGCATGCCACTCGGCATCACCGCGGCCGGCACAGTGGGCATGGAGACACCTCCAGTGCCCGACCGCGAAACCACCAACCCCGGCCGGGAAATAGGTCGTCCCGCTCGCCCCGGTATCGGTAGTGTGTTCGTGCTCCCAGGGGCACCTGACATGCACCCGACCGTCCCGGTCGTACTCGCGGACCCAGCCGTTCTCGTCCAACCACGGCACCAGAGGGTCCCCATGCATGTCAAGCTTCGAGCGCGGGATCGTGGGGTTGACCACCCGCCCGGCTACCTCGCTGATACCCTCGGCGAACGACTCCCGCAGGCCCTCCCAAAGGACCTCGAACTCGGCGACCGACAACGACGGGAAACCACCCTCCAGCCCTGCCCACTGGTAGCGGGCCCCGGACGGGTGGGTCCCGAACGCGACGAAGTGCTGGCCGTCGGCCAGGAACTCGATCGCCCCATGCCTCGTCCGCAGTATCCGTTTCGTCAGACCAGCCCCGGCCACCCGGACCCCGACCAGGCACTTCCCCGAGTTCGGTCGCGACCGGACCGGGACATCCCCCAGCACCATCTTGATCGCGGCCAGGACACGGCCCGACTCGACCGGGTCGTCGATGTCGATGTCGATCCCCCTGACCAACCTTGTCTGGATGCAGATCCCGAGCCGCTGGTCGGCCACCCACCTGGCGGTCTGCCTCGGTGTCGTCTTCTGGCGGGTCCACCCAGGGATCCCGACCACCATGCCGCTGGCTGCGACGTAGGAGGGGATCTTCCCGAGCGACTTCAGCTTGCTGTTGGGGTCGATCTCGAGCCCAGCTGCCGAGACCACCGGCAACAGATCCTCGGTCAGCCCCTGCTCACCGAGGAAAGCCCAGTCGCTCGGGTCGGCCCCTGCCGCCCGCTCCAGAGAGCCCCCCATGGCGCTACTCGATCACCGGGAACAGGCCAGCCTCCGCCTCGCCCTTGAGCACGTGCTTGGCGTAGGGGCAGACCGCACAGGCGGCGACCAGCTCGGTCCTCCTCACGATCGGCAACATACCCCCGCTCTCGGCATGGGCTGTCAGCGAGAACCGCTCGATCGCGGCCGCCAGCGCCACCTTCGGCTGCCTCTTGTAGTTGGCGTCCTCGCTCGCAGCCAAGTGCTCCAGGTACTGCGTCGAAGTCCCGGCAGCCTCCGCCATCCGCTCACGCTGGCCCCGATCGGCCAGCCTCAGCCACTTCCTCAACATCGTGCCCATGCGATCCTCCGGTCTGGGGCGGCGATTTTAGCGCCATGCTAAAAGTCGAAAGACCAAGCGTTTTACTCGGTCTTTAGCTTTTGCTACACTGCATCCGCCCCTTCCGAAACCCTGAACAGGAGAGCGTCATGCCCCAAGTCCTCACCGCCCCCATCGATCTCGGCCGCTCGAACCTCCCCACCTTGGCTGACCGCCTCGGCGTCCTGCTCGGGGCCGCGTCCGACATCAACAACGAGATCAGCGCGATCAAGACGATCCTGAAAGGGTCGCTCCCGACCGGGTCCGCGGTCGAAGGCCAGCTCTTCCGGGCCACGATCGCGTCCGGGTCCCGGCTGGTCCTCGACAAGGCCCTCGTCATCCAGTTCCTGCAGGAGCAGTACGGGCTCCGGATGGATGATCAGGAGTTCCAGCTCACCTTCTGCAAGCCGGTCGAGTCGGTTTCGGTCCGTTGCAGCGCCCGGTAGGAGATCAAGATGGCGACCAAGTACGAGCTGACCAGCGAGACCCTTGAACTCAACGGTCACACTCTTCACCGGATCCGGGCGGTCCGGTCCTTCGGCGAGATTGTCGAAGGAACCCTCGGGGGCTGGATCGAGAACGAGGGCAACCTCAGCCACGAGGGTACTGCCTGGGTCACCGACGACGCCCGGGTCTCCGGCCGCGCCTGGGTCACCGACGACGCCTGGGTCTTCGGCAACGCCTTGGTCTCCGACGACGCCTTGGTCTCCGGCCGCGCCCGGGTCTCCGGCAACGCCTTGGTCTCCGGCCGCGCCCGGGTCTCCGACGACGCCTTGGTCTCCGGCCGCGCCTGGGTCACCGACGACGCCTGGGTCTTCGGCAACGCCTTGGTCTCCGGCAACGCCTTGGTCTCCGGCCGCGCCCGGGTCTCCGGCCGCGCCTGGGTCACCGACGACGCCCGGGTCTCCGGCCGCGCCTGGGTCACCGACGACGCCTGGGTCTTCGGCAACGCCCGGGTCTTCGGCAACGCCCGGGTCTCCGGAGACGACTGGATCTCCGGCGACGCCCAAGTCAACAGCTAGGAGCGCGGCATGGCGATCAGATACCTGAAAAACACCTCCCTTGAGGCGTGGCGGGCGGAGGTCAGGCGCCAGTGGCCGACCGCCTACTTCTCCGGCGTCTTCCGCCAGTCGCAGACAGACTCGGAAACCGCCAGGGCGGGGCCGACCAGCCAGCAGTTTGTCGGGTGCTGGGTCAAAACCCCGTACGAGGTGTCCGCTTTCGTGAGCGTCAAAGACCCCGCGCTTCCGTAGGTCTTTAGCTTTTGCTACACCGCAGCTACCGTAACCGCAACAGGAGAGCCACATGACCACCATCGCAGGAACCGCGGCCGCTTTCGCCGCTGGAAAGTCTGCCAAGTGCCATAACGCGACCACCGACGGGGTCCGTTACCTGCTTCACGGACACCCGATCGCGGAATGGGTAAGCCCCGGGTGCCGGGACCAGCTGAAGCTCGACTGGTGCGGCTACTACACCGTGACCACGGCCAACCACATGAACAAGATCTTGACCGCCTGCGGCATCGATACCCGGGTCTCACGCAAATTGGCCCGCACCGGCGAGGATCCGCGCCAGCCCCTCTTCTGCCTCTGACCCCACCGGCAAGGGCAACCAGCCTTTGCCGGTGCAGTCCGCACCTATCAGGAGTTTCGCATGCACCCCACGAAGTACTATCAGGGCCACCACCCCGATGGATCAAGCATCCAGAACCACAGTGCCGGCCCCCTCTACCCGTTCGTCATCCAGGTCCGGGACAACCCCGCCGGCGGGTATTTCTGGGAACTGATCGGCCCGGGGCTCGACCGCGCGATCAGGTTCGGCAGGTCCGAGGACGCCTCCAGAGCCGCCGAGCGGCTGCTCGCGGTCCGGGACCACGAGGACGCATGGGCGTTCGAGCTGGAACGGGTGGTCCACGTCGGAGGGGTCAAGCTCTCTTCCGTCCAGCAGAGCATCCCGGCGGTTTGCGACAGGATCGCCCGGGGGGAGAGCAAATGGGCTTACATGACTCGGTCCGCCAGGGTCGCGGTCCTGATGGAGCTTGCCCGCCGGCGGCTGGAACTGCCGACCCCGGCCGGGCTGCTCAGCTACTCCGCGTTCGCCGACTACGCCGCCCGGGAGGTCGCATGAGGCCGGCCTTCCTCCAGCGGCTCGACCCCCGCGAAAAAGCCATCCGGCAGGCGGAAGCTGAACTGATCCGGGCAGACCGGGCAGTGTTCGAGCACAGGTACCTGCTCGACTGCGCGCTGGCGAAAGTCAGCACGCTGATCAGCTTGATCGAGCAACTCAAGGAGCGCAAGCCGTGATCGACCTTGTCGCCACCCGCGCCCGCGACCCGCAAACGCGCCGTTGCGCGGCCTTGCTTGCCAGTGTCATCGCGGCCGCGATCAAGGACGCCGCGACCCCGCCCTCGAAAGCGGAGCAACGGGCATGGATGAACTCGAACCCGCTTGCGCTGGATTCGATCCACTTCCTGTTCGCAAAGAACTCGAAGTTCGACCTCTACGCGACGATGCTTGGGCTCGAGCCCGAGGCCATCCGTCACGCCCTGCTGACGACCCCGATCGACGAACTGCCGGCCGGCAATACCGCCCTCTATTCGCAGTACAGTGCCCGAGCGATCCGGTGGCGCATGCGGGCTTCGATGCCGGCCCCCTTGGACGACATCCCCGCGTGGGTCGATTCACGGGCCAGGAAGCACTGACATGAGGCCGATCAACACCGCCGGTCGATGGCTGGTCGCAAAAGCAAGGCGCCAGCTCCGCGAGGTCGGCCCCTACCAGGCCGCCCGCAACCTCAGGAAGCAGGGGGTCCCGTTCGGACTCGCCGTCCGGATTTTGCTGGGCAAGCGCCCCCGCATTTGATACACTGCAGCCCTCACCGAAAGCTAATCGTGCTTGACCTCAACCAACTGGCAAACCACTTTGCCAAACAGGGCCGTTTCGTGGTGATCACCTACACAAACGACCAGGTGACCGCGATCGAGTCCTTCCCCGACGTGAACATGGACGCGGTCGCCGACGAGATCAACCTCCGTGCCCCCGTTCCCGGGGTGCGCCACCGCGTGGTCGCGCCCCACACCCCGCCGGCCAATACCGGCCCTTACCTGCTCGACTCCAACGAGGACTGAACATGCCCGTGACCGTTACCCTCACGTTCGACACCATCGACGCCGCCATCGCCTACCTGACCGGCGCCAAGAAGGACCAGCCGCCGGGAAAGCGCTCCGGTGCGAGCCCTGCCCCTTCCCCGCATACTGTGGTGCAACCCATCTCCGACCAGCCCGCTGCGCCCGAGAAGAGCACCGCGCCCACGGAACCCCCGCCGCCCACGGCCCCGGCTGCGGATGTGCCCTATGCGGACCTCCAGAAGGCGGTCCTGGCGCTTCACAAGCGTGATCCGAGCGCGACGGTGGCGGTCGCCAAGTCGCTGGGCGTGAAGACGTTCAAGGAGCTCCCGGCCGAGCGCTGGGGCGAGGCGAAAGCGGCCGTCGAGAAGGCCGCTGCCGCCCTCGATACCGAGCTTGCCTGACCATGGCGCACGCCCTCTTCGGCGCCAGCGCCGCGCACCGCTGGCTGGCCTGCCCGGGCAGCCTGGCCCTCGCGGCCGCCTGCAGGGGTGTCGGCTCCCTCCCGCAGTCGCCCCATGCGGCGGAAGGAACCATTGCCCACCTGTTGTTCGAGTCGGCCATGCTCGGCACCCGCGAACCTCGCGAGTGGCTCGGCGAAGAGCACGCATCCGACAACCACGTGATCAAGGTCGATTTCGAGCTGGTCTCGGCGGTCGAACAGGCGGCCCAATGGGCCCGCCGGCTGACCGAAGGGGCGCTTTCGGTTTCGGCCGAGACTCGGGTCTACTACGGCGACTGGCTCGGGGTCCCCGACGACGAGGCTTTCGGGACTGCAGACCTGATCGCGATCGTCGGGGACGAGCTCCAGGTGCACGACTACAAGCACGGCCGGGGTGTGCCTGTCAAACCCGACAACAACCCCCAGCTGATGCTGTACGCCGGCGGTGCGCTCCCGGCCGCCCAGGCGATCGCCGAGATCAGCCGGGTCCGACTGGTGATCCACCAGCCCCGGGTCAACGGCGGCCCGCTGGAGTGGACGACAACTCCAGCAGAACTGGAGCAATGGCTGCACGGGGAAGCCCGCAGCGGGGCCGCCAGCGTGCGCAACGCTGTCACGCTGCTGAGAGGCGGGACACCCGACTGGGACGACATCTTTCTGCGGACCGGCGACCACTGCCGCTGGTGCCAGGCCAAGGCAGTCTGCCCAACCCTGCGAGACGAGGTGGCGACCGATGTCTGGGGCGCCGGCCCGGCCGCTCCCGCCGAGTTTGACCTGCTCGGCGAGCCGGTCCGTGCTTCCCACTCCGACCAGGAGTGGGTAGCCAAGATCGTGCCGAAACTCGACCTGATCGAGAGCTGGTGCCGCGACGTGAGGGGGATGGCGCTGGTCTTCGCGGAGGAAGGGACACTGCCCGGCTACAAGATCGTCCAAGGGCGCCGCGGTGCAAGGGCGTGGGCCGATCCAACCGAGGCGGAGAAGCTGCTTCGGACGGTCTTCCGGCTGCCGATCGAGAAGGCCTACGACTTGAAGCTGATCTCGCCTACCACCGCGGAGAAGCTGGCCGCGGCCGGCGACATCGGGGCCCGCCAGTGGAAGAAAGCGCAAGCACTTATCGTCCAGCCCGACGGCAAGCCCCACCTCGCACCAGTCTCAGACCCGCGCCCGGCACTCCGCGCGGCCACCACTGACTTCGACCCGGCGCCGGCCGCGGAAGACATCTGCTAACCACGAGCACCACACCATGACGCAACAGCTTTACATCACGAGCGCGCGCGTTTCCTTCGCGAACGGCCTGTTCGAGCCCGCCTCCGTCGAGCCGGGGCAGAAGGAAAAGTACGGGGCCGACTTCATCTTGCAGCCGGACTCGAAGGTGTTCACCATCGCGGCCGACGGCAAGAGGGTTCCGACCACGCTGAATGACGCCCAGCTGAAGGTCGCCGACGAGGCCTGGAAAGGCAAGGGCGCCGCGATGCTGGCCGCGCTGGAACCCAGCAAGAAGGCAATCCGCAACGGCGACCTTCGGGTGAACAAGAACGGCGATGTCTACGACGGCTACGCCGGCAACACCTACATCACGGCAAAGACCACGATCCGTCCCCTTGTGATCGACTCCGACAAGTCGCCCCTGACCCAGGCCGACGGCCGTGTCTACAGCGGCTGCTATGTCAACGTCCGGCTGGACCTGTACGCCAACACCGCACCCTCCAAGAAAGGGGTGTTTGCGGGGCTGAAGGGGGTCCAGTTCGTGAGGGACGGGGACGCCTTCGGCGGCGGGTCGCCGGCACGGGTCGACGAGTTCGACGAAGTGAGCGAGGGTGCCGAGGCCGACGACATCGCGTGACCACCCTGGCGGGCCGGGGCCTCCTTGCCCTCGCCTGGCCCCACGAGGAACTAAGCCCGTCCACGCGGCAGCCGCCGGCCCGCATGCTTTTCTCCGCCGGCTGCGACGCGACCCCCTGCCGCCCCGGGGCAACGACGAAGGCAGACGATGGACGGGAAAGGGGCCAACCTCTTGCAAACGACCCTCTGGCTCGATACCGAAACGTACAGCGAGTGCGACCTGCCGACAGCAGGGCACTATGCCTACGCGGAGCACCCGAGCACTGAAATCATCGTCGTTCAGTGGGCAGTGGGCGACGAGAACCCGGTCGTGTTCGACTGCACCGAGCCTTTGCGCCCGCGCCCGCCGGCACTGATCAAGCTGCTGGAAGACCCTACGGTACTGGTCTACGCCCACAACGCCCCGTTCGACCGTGCGGTGCTGCGGGAGTGCTGGGGGGTCGACATCCCACTGGAGCGGTGGCGGTGCAGCATGGTGCAGGCCCTCTCGCACGGGCTGCCCGGGGGTCTCGACAAGATCGGGGCCGCCCTCGGGGTCCCGGTCGACCACCTGAAGGACGACCGTGGCCGACGGCTGATTCAGCTATTCTGCAAACCCCGCCCGAAGAACATGAAGGTTCGGCGGGCTACCCGCGAGACCAACCCGGCTGAGTGGGCCGAGTTCCTGGAATATAGCCGGCAGGACATCGTAGCGCTCCGCGCAATCGTAAAGCGGATGCCGACCTGGAACTTCCGCGAGCCCGATCAGGCCCTCTGGCGGCTCGACCAGCGGATGAACGACCGCGGTTTCGCGGTTGACCTCGACTTCGCGCGGGCCGCGGTCGAAGCAGCGAAGGCTGAGCAAGATCGGCTAGCCGCAGAAATGAGGGAAGCGACCGATGGGGCTTTGTCAGGCCCCAGCAAGCGCGACGGGTTGCTCTTCTACGTCCTGGCCGAGCACGGGGTCCCCCTCCCTGACATGCGTGCGGATACCCTCCGCCGGCGGGCGGAGGACCCCGAGCTCCCCGATGGCGTTCGAGTGCTGCTGAACCTGAGGCTGGAGTCGACGAAGACCAGTACCAGCAAGTACAAGCGGGTGCTGTCTGGCGCCTCCGGCGACGGCCGAATGCATGGTGGCACCCAGTTCCGGGGGGCCCACCGAACCGGCCGGTGGGCTGGCCGCGGGCTGCAACCACAGAACTTCCCCCGACCCACCCCAGGGCTGAAGAGGGCCGACATCGCGGCCGCGATCGAGGCGATCCGATGCGGGGCCGCCGGCCTCGTGCTTGACAACGTGATGCGGTGGCTGGCAGACGCTGTCCGGGGGGTGATCGTAGCGCCACCGGGCAAGAAGCTGGTTGTGGCCGACCTCTCGAACATCGAAGGCAGAGGTCTGGCTGAGCTTGCGGGGGAAGCCTGGAAACTGGACGCGTTTCGGGCGTTCGATGCCGGGGCGGGGCCGGACCTCTACAAGGTTGCCTACGGACGCGCCTTCGGCGTCCCAGCAGAAGGAGTAACAAAAGACCAGCGCCAGATCGGCAAGGTCCAGGAGCTTGCCCTCGGCTACGAAGGCGGGGTCGGTGCGTTTCTGACCTTTGCGGCGGTCTACGGCATGGACCTGGATGCGATGGCCGACGCCGTCTGGATGACTGCATCGACTGATGCCATCGCAGAAGCGGGCGAGACCCTGGCGTGGGCCAAGAGAAAACACCGCAGCACGTTCGGGCTGTCTGACAAGGCCTACATCGCATGCGAAGTGCTGAAAGCGTCCTGGCGGGCGGCCCACCCCGCCACCGTGGCTCTGTGGGCCCGGATGAAAGAAGCCTACAGGCAGGCGACACTGGTTCCCGGTGTCACTCTGGAAATTGGCGCAAAGCTGAAGATACGGCGGGACAAGAACTGGCTCAGGCTGAAGCTGCCGTCGGGCAGGTACCTCTGTTACATCGCGCCCCAGGTCCACGAAGACGGCTCGATCAGCTACCTGGGGGTCAACCAGTACACCCGCCAATGGGGCCGGATCAAGACCTACGGCGGGAAGCTGGCCGAGAACGCAACCCAGGCGTGGGCTTGCGACGTGATGGCGCACAACCTGCCGGCGCTTGAAGGTGCCGGTTACCTTCCGGTCCTGACCGTCCACGACGAGGTGCTGGCCGAAACGCCAGACACCGACAACTACACCGCCGGGAGGATGGCCGAGCTGCTAGCCACCACACCCCCGTGGGGCAGGGGCTGCCCGCTCGCCGCCGCGGGGTTCGAGGCCCACCGGTACGGCAAGGAAGATTGACATGCTGGAAAGCACGATCGAACAGTATCTTGTCCGGCAGGTCCGGGCCAGGGGCGGCGATGCCCGCAAAGTACACTGGATCGGCCGCAGAGGCGCCCCGGACAGAATGGTGCTGCGGAAGTACCGGGTGCCTTGTTTCGTCGAACTGAAGGCCCCTGGGCAGCAGCTACGGCCAGACCAGGCACGCGAGATCGCACTCCTTCGGTCATACGGGGTCGAAGTGCACGTGATCGACTCCCTCGAAGGGGTAGACGCCCTGCTGTCGTCATGAAGTTCTACCACCCCCACGACTATCAGCGGGCGATCACCTCCTGGATCGTCGACCACGACCGCTGCAACGTGTGTTCGGGGATGGGCACCGGCAAGACAGGCGCGACTCTCGCAGCGCTGCAGGCGCTCAACATGGTTGCGAACCCGTTCCCTGCGTTGGTGCTGGCCCCGCTCCGGGTCGCACGGACAACCTGGCCGGGAGAGTGCCGGAAGTGGGCAACCTTCAACCAGTTGACGCTGCTCGACTGGTCTGGCTCATCCCGGTTCCCGACAGGGACCCCGGACATCGTGGCTGTGAACTACGACAACGTGGCCGCCCTCGTCGCCCAGCGGCCGGACTGGCCCTGGCGAACGGTCATCGCGGACGAATCCACCAGGCTGAAGTCGTTCCGGCTGAAGCAAGGTGGCAAGCGCGCAAGTGCGCTCGGGAAGGTCGCCCACAAGCACACCCGCCGGTGGGTCAACCTGACCGGCACCCCTGCCCCGAACGGGCTGATCGACCTCTGGGGGCAGCAATGGTTTGTCGACGCCGGCCAAAGGCTCGGTCGCAGTTTCGACGCTTTCGAGCGACGATGGTTTGCCTGGCGCCGGCATGACGACGACAACCCATACGCGAGGACCCGGTTCCTGCTGCCGGGGGCGGCGGAGCAGATCTACCAGAAGTTGTCGGACTGCACAATCACGGTCCGGGCCGAGGATTTCATGGATCTCCCGCCCCTGGTCGAGAACGTCGTGCCGGTCGAGCTCCCGCCGAAAGCGCGGAAGCACTACCGCGAGCTGGAGAGGGAGCTGTTCACGCAGCTAGAAGGCCACGAGATCATGGCCGCGAACGCTGCAGCGAAGACGATGAAGTGCCTACAGGCCGCGAACGGGGCGCTCTACATCAACCCGGAAGGCGATTGGAAAGGGCTTCATGACGAGAAGATCGAGGCCCTCGGGTCGATTCTGGAAGAGGCCGCCGGCGCCCCGGTCCTGGTGGCCTACCATTTCAAGAGCGACCTGGAACGAATCCAGCGGGCGTTCCCTTTCGCTCGGACCTTGGGTGCTGACGGTACTGCGATCGAAGAGTGGAACGCCGGGCGAATACCTCTCCTGCTGGTACATCCTGCTTCGGCGGGGCATGGTCTCAACCTACAGGATGGCGGCAACATCCTCGCGTTCTTCGGGCTCTGGTGGGACCTCGAACAGCACCAGCAAGTGATCGAGCGGATCGGGCCCACAAGGCAGCTCCAGTCCGGCCGCAGGAGAAGCACCTACGTGCACTACATCGTGGCCGAGGGCACCGTCGACGAGATCGTGCTCAAGCGGCTAAAGACCAAGAAGGCGGTCCAGGACCTGCTACTCGAAGCAATGAAGGAGAACCAATGAACAACCTGTCGGCCCAGCAGCGCCGGGTCGTGGATCTTGTCGCCGCCAGCGGCAGCGAAGGGATGTCGAAGGCGGAACTGTGCCTCGCCTTGAACGTCTACATCGGGACGCTGGAAACCTATCTCGCGGGGCTGGTGCCTGGCCGCCTGGCGGTGAACGACCCACGACCCGGCGGCAAGCGGCAAACACGGCGGTACTACCAGCCCGGGTGCGAGCCTTCACCGCAACCGAAAGCAAAGGCAAAGGCAAAGGCGAAGAAGCCGGCGCCCGTCTTTGCCCGCGTGCGGACGACGACAATCCGCGACCTTCAGAAATCGATCACCCGTGACGAACCCGTGATCGTGCCGCCGCACGTCAAGCCAGTGACGAAGCAGAACTACATCGGCGATACCCGCTACCTGGTAACGGATGCGCCGCGCGTCATCGATGCGCGTGACTGCCGGCCATGGGCAGTGGCTGCGGCGCGGGCGGCCTGACGCAGAAAAGAAAACCCAGGGGGCAAGGATGAGTGACACGCCAACACGGCGCCTGAAGGACGAGGCATGACCACCCTACTCGACGCAGCACGGCAGGCGCTGGCAGCTTTGGAGTACATGTACCACACCGCCGACCCCGGGCCTGCCCGGGACGTTTCGATGGAGGCGCTCGACGCGCTGCGCACCGCCATCGCGGAGGCGGAGCGAGCGCATGGAATCGGAGACAGCAATGAGTGACCTTGTGAAACTCGCCCGCCAGCGCATTGACAACGACCAGCGCACACACTGGGATGGCTGCGAACGCAGCCATCGTGAGTGCCTGATCCAGCGTATGGCAGACGAGATCGAGCGGCTACGCGCTACGCTTGAGCGCCAGCAGATCAGCTATGAGCGTGAACGACAACTCGATCAGGAGGAGACCGAGCGTCTACGCGCACAGATCGCCGATGCTGAGGTCCTCGCAGAGTACGGCCGCGATGACGGCCTGCGCGACCGGGTGTACGTGGGCGCATGGCTCTCCCCGGGCGACCGCATCGTTGTGCGGCACCGCGAGAAGTGACGGATTAGCGGTGAGGAATGAAAATGGACAAAGACACCACACCACTTACCTTCGGTAAATACAAGGGCAAGACACCGCAAGAAGTTGCGGAGATCGACGGAAGCTACGTCATTTGGATGTTCGAGAACGTGACTCCAACTCCGTGCAGCAAAGAACTTGCGGAATCTTGTGAGGCTGACGAGCGAGAAGACGATGAAGAATGGGCCGCTGGTGCGCAGTACGGTATCGACGGATGGGATAACTGGTGACGCTGGCGGTACCCGGCGTAATGACGGGTTATCCGTCGTAACAGGAGCGAGCGAATGGTGAAACTGACAGGCAGCGAGTGGAATCGCTTTTACAACGACGCGGGGGCTTGGCCGGATGGCGCATGGCACGAAGACGAGGAAATCACCGTGGACGGCAAAACGGCCGGTGATGACCTCGACCTTTCGGCCGTGCCGGATGGGGCAATGCTGACCGTGGAGGGTGGTGTGGTGTACCTGACCGAAGACGCGGACTACGGCCCGTCTCTGGAAGCGCACTTCAAGCGTTGGCGCAAGCGGCAGACGACAACCGTGCTTGTCGTGGAAGTGCCGCACGAAGCCGTCAAAGTCGTGCGCGCTGCGATTGCTGCTGCTGGCGGCAAGGTAATTCGAGACAAGGAATGACCGCTGCAGAAACTATGCGAGTTGCTCTGCTGGCGCTGGAAGACGCCGCGAGCGTGCTAGGCACTTCCTGGGCTGACTCTGTGGCGCACAAGCCGATTGCTGCGCTACGGGCGGCGCTTGATGCTACTGACGACGACGTTGATGTGCTTGCCTCGTACAGCCGAACCGATGGCCGGCGCGAGTGGGTCAATGTCGGGACATGGCTGCGGCCTGGCGAGGTGGTGGCGCGCATGGCAGACCCGCGGCCTAACGTTCGAGCTAAGCGGGGCCAAACGGCGCCGCACAACCAAGGAGAAACGCAATGAACTCACCCGCCGTTTGGACTCCGCTTGAGCGAGGGGTTAGGCGCCTGCTCGCATGGTGGCGAGCCGCTGGCCCCGACATGGCGACGCCGAGCGGAGGCTACGAAGCCGAGCCCGAAGAAGACCGCATCGAGGCCGCGTACTGGCGATTCGACGCGCGGCACAAGGGCTACGGCAAGTGGAAGGCCGCGCCGATGAGTGAGCGCGACGCCTTCAAGGCCGAGATGCGCAACGCGCTGGCCGCCGAGAAAACGCGGGCACAGATGCGGCTGGTGGCGCATGGCTGGCGTCGCCCTGGCGCCTAACACCTGAAATCACGCGCGCCGAAGGCGTCGCGTGCATTGAATAGTTATGCGGCTCTGGCCGCGACGGAGAGGAAGATGAGTAACGAGAAAACACCTGTTGCATACCTGCACCAAGTTGTCTGCGGAGACGGCGAGCCAGACCAAGCGTTGTCGTTCGAGCCGGACAATTTCCCGCTTTCCGGAGTGCTCGGATACAGGTCGTTGTCGCATGAGCCGCTATTTCGTGCGGAACCGAGCAACGAGCTGGAGCGCCTGCGAACTGAACTCGGTCGCGCCTACCGAGCACTGCACGCATTTGCATTCGCCTACCGCCATGGCAAGTTTCTAAACGAAACCGCCGTCATGTATCACTCGCCGACCATCGGCGCAGCGGCGCGGTTCGTACATGGTGGCGCGCTCGATGGCTCCGAATACTTCATCGGAAAGCCGGTCGACGTTCTGCATGCGGCCCTGCGCGGCGAACAGCCAAAGCCGCATAACGCCCGAGTTCAGCCGCTGCCGTAGGCAGTCGGCTGGAACGAAGTGTTAGGCATCAACTGGAGAAGCGATGGAACTGGTTTTGATCCGTGGGCTGCCTGGCAGCGGCAAAACGACGATGGCGCGCGTGCTGGAGATGGTGGGCTACGAACACCACGAAGCCGACCATTACTTTGAGCGCGCCGGACACTATGCGTTTGACGCTGCCGAACTGCCGAAGGCCCATGAGTGGTGTTTGCGGCGCGCAAAAGACAGCATGGCGCGAGGCGTGCGCTGCGTGGTGGCCAACACCTTCACGCGCCGCTGGGAAATGCAGCCGTACTTTGATGCTGCAAAGGCGGCTGGCGTGCCCGTGCGAGTGATCGAGGCTCGCGGCGCTTGGCAGAACTGCCACGGCGTGCCGGCCGACGCCATTGAGCGGATGCGGGCGCGGTGGGAGTTGGTTGATGCCTAACGCAATCTAGGGCGCAGGAATGCGCCCATAACCGGATAGTGGCGCATCCCTGCGCCCATAACCGGATAGTGGTTCACTTGGTCGTCCTGCTTGCGTCATCCTTGCGCGAGCTGCTGATACTGGTC